CAAACCTCTCGATTGGGAACTTTTACCCTTTCGCCCCGCTGTCTCTGTAGTTGCTACTAAGAGAAAGTCGGGCTCACTCGGTAAGTACTACCACGCAAGTGGCAAGTATATCGAGTTGACATGGAGGTTAATTGAAGGGCGTTACTCTGACGGCGTATTGCTACCCACGGAATTGGAAATTGTTGCTACTGTCGACTTTGTAGAAGACGATAGCAGCCGCTTTCTCCTATCCTGGGAGCACCTTTATACCACTGAACCGAGTCAATCCCCTGATGTTTTGGGGACAAACGAGGGTCTCGTGTGACCTAGGTCACTGTGACGTCTTTTGTACCTACCATGCCTACAACGAAGTTACGACCGCGAACTGTAAAGACTGCCAGCTTTGGAACCGAAACCCTTTTTGGAGTAACGACGCAGAGTCAGGATATCTTTGTCTATGATATCCCAAACTCTCGCATCGGTACATACAATAATGGTTGGAAACAAGCTGTCAAGCTTCACAATAGCGCGACGACTCCGATGACGGCAGACCGTGTCGAGTATCAGAGAAACCCGGTGAAATGCCAGGTACTCTGGGACCAACGCACGATTGTTGGTGGTAAGGATTGGTGGTTACCGTGTCAGAAGACCTTTACTGGTTTTCCGTCCCGGTTTTCCTTCTATCCTGTTCCATCTGGTATGAGTACAGATGTTGCACAACGCGAAGCTGTGAAGAAGTTCTTTCGGAAAGTCAAGAATCTCGAACACCAGTTTTCTGGTGGCGTATTCATTGGCGAACTGCGAGAAACTCTTCACATGTTGAGGCATCCGGCAGAATCGCTCTTTAGAAGCGCTAAGAATGACTATCTTGGTGCTCTCAAAAAGCTGCGACGCAAGGACCCAAGAAATTGGGCTCGCGGTCTGTCCGGCGCTTGGCTTGAATGGTCCTTTGGAGTTAAGCCCCTCGTTAGTGATATTGAAGATGGAGTAGACGCGATTTCTCGTCTTTTAGACAAGGAATACGTTAAATCCAATCTCATTACCACCGTTGGGCGTGACGAAAAAGAATCTAGACCCCCCTCTGAACTCGCGTTCACCCGCGCCGGGATGTATTTCACCGGTGTGGATGTTCGTTGGGAGAAGGCTAAGGTTAAATACCGGGGTCTTTATAGAGCTGAGCGGACTGCTCCTACGGCTTGGGACCCACTTGTTAGAGCACAGAAAATGTTTGGCTTAACGCTAAACGATTTCGTGCCTACCATATGGGAACTTATGCCATGGAGCTTCCTCGTCGACTACTTCTCCAATGTTGGGGATGTACTGGAACAATCGTTTACCTCGTTGCAAGGGTTGAGATGGTGTAACCATACCGTCTTGCGTGACGCGTACGTTGAACAAACAACGCACCTCGACACCAAGAAGTATATGGGCATCATGCCATACCCCGAATACAAGAATTTACGATTTGTTACAGGCGCCGATAGCAAGCTTTTGATTCGAAGACGGACTGTTAGCAGGGACGATATAGGACCCACAGTAACTCCATTGTATTTCGAGTTGCCTGGGAGCCCACAAAAGTGGCTTAACATCGCTGCTCTTGGCGTTCAAGCTAATAGTATTCATCCACAAGACTTTAAGAGATGGGGTCGCCGTTAAGGCGCGAACAAATCTTCTAACTTGGGACTTTTATAGCATGACTATTAACTTTACCACGCCAGTTACGGGAGCGGCGCAAACCGGTTTTACGTCTCCTACCTATACTCTCACCGCCGATGTCGCGCCTGATATTAATGCGCGCCAGCAAGCTGTGACTGCTATTGGTGGAACCCAAACCGGGGTTCGTGTTCACTCTAGTACTGATCAGTTCACAATCACGTCGTGGCGACCCAAGGTGTTTCAAGTCCTCGGGAAGCCTAACCCGACTACGAATGTGATCAAATACGTTCCTTTCAACAAGTTCAGGGTTCTTACCCGTAAGGGTACGATCCCGCTTGCTGGACAGGCTGCGGTTGTCTCTTCCGTTGATACCGTTGTTTCGGTAGCCGCGGGAGCCGACACTGCAGATGCTCCTAACGTCCGTGCGATGCAGTCTCTGCATTACGCGGCGCTGAACCAGCAGTCAGCTGGTATCGGCGACACTACGATTTCAGGGATTATGTAACTTTGTCCCTGCTGTCGAAGTGCAAGCGCCCCTGTTCTACTAGGGGTAAGGAGCATTTCATGGAACGAATTGTAGGGTGGACACTATGCCTGATTGCGCTGGTAATCTTACTCTCGTACTTGAGTCCGATCTTCTACAAGCAGGCTGGAATCGTCAACACAACGGCGATATATCCAGTCCCATCGGCGACAGCTACCAATGGAGTCTTGAACAGCAGTATAGGGCCCTTGTTAAAAAGTTTTATGGGGCTTTAACTGATGAGCAAGCTGCTGAGGACGCTGCTCTTGCCTTATTTCTTCAAAGCAACGAAGATTGTAGGACGTGGGTTTTCTCTCCTTGTAGCGTGGAGGTTGAATGGGTTGTTGCAGAGGCGCAAGCCATAATCGACAACTTCTTTCATCCGAGTACGTCTTATGGGCCCCGTACTGGGGTCCGCATGTCTTTCGGTGCCATACTTCAAGGCATCGGGTTTGGGAAGGGAGTCAACCAGAAAGTTTCAAATGTTGACTTCTATTCCAAACTTGCAGGCATGATTCGTACATCCACGAACATCGGATTGGTCGAACTGTTAGACCAGGCCTTCCCGACGAACCAGTTATGGCGCTCCATTTTCAAAAGCAATGGAGAAACCAAATTTGGGGTCGAGTTGGTCGCAGGTGCTGTGCTGGCTTTTGCTGATAAAAACGCGGACATCAAGCGCGTTATTGCATCCGAGGCCCTTTACAACATGTTGTTGCAAAAGGGACAGGAAGCGGTTTACTGCCAGGGGTTACGGGAAGTCTTTGGAATTGACTTCAAGTATCAACCTGACAAGAATCGCAACCTTGCTCGAATTGGTAGCAGAGATGGGTCCTTTTGTACAATCGACCTTAAATCTGCTTCCGATAGGAATTCTGTGAATATGGTCAGAAAGATGTTTGTCTACGCAAGCGAAGCTTTACGCTGGCTAGAACAAACTCGATCGCCATACACGGTCATACCTGGCCGTGACACAGTTCCGATGCACATGATGTCTTCGATGGGGAATGCAACTACCTTCCCATTGCAGACGTTAATTTTCGCGTCCGTGGTCGTGGCATCCTATAAGGTACTCGGAATAAAACCCGAGCATCCTAAAGGGCAAACCATAGGAAACTATGGCGTGTTCGGTGATGATATTGTTTGTGTACCAGCAGCTTATCAGCTGATATGCGATACTTTACAGTCACTTGGGCACATTGTTAACCACGATAAGTCCTTTAATAAAGGACCTTTCCGCGAGTCGTGCGGTACGGATTGGTATTCCGGCCGCGACGTCAGGGGAGTCTACATCAAGGCTCTCAATGACCGATGCGACATCTACTCCGCAATCAACAGGCTCAACGTTTGGTCGGCTAGGCATGGAGTTCCGCTAGTCGCAACTACCGAGTATCTGCTTTCTCTGCTTAGTGATGAGGATCGAAGGATCCTCGTCCCTATGCATGAAGCTGATACTGCAGGTATTTGTGTCCCTGAGGACTTCGTGCTTAAACGTTCCTACTGGCATAC